TTTTACTGCTGATTTAAGTGAATTAGCCCTTAATATAGATGGTGTACCTCTTTGTAGTATTATAGGTTCTGCTCAAACATATGCAGATGTAAAGTTAAATAGTGGAGATTTAAGTAGAAAAGGAGGGTTTTTTAAAACATCTCATTTTGATCTAAATAACCAGGAGATTACTAATCTTAATGAAGCATATGGAAGATGGTCTAGTGAATCTCAATTTTTGGGTCAAACAATACATAGTGCTACTTTATCTAATGTTAAAATACCTACAACTACTAAAGAAGTAAGTGCAAATTATTTATTTATTGGAGTAAAAATAGATAATAATGATTTCTCTGTAATGAATAATTTTCAAAATCTTGTATTAGTAGATCCAAAATGGGCATTTGCAGATACAGCTGATGGAGCTACTAATATAGATAATATAACGATTAATATTCCATTTAAAGGAGATTGTAATCATATGTTTCATAGAGCATTATATCTAACAACTATTCCAAGTAATTTTACCTTTACTGGAATTACAGATATAAGCTATATGTTTAGTACTTGTAGTAGATTAACAGCTACACCAGAAATAGATTGCCATCTTGTTACAGATTGTACTAGTTTTGCTGCAAATTGTCCAGAATTAGTAACTGTAGGAGCTTTAAATGGATTAGGAGAGAGTTTAACTAAAGGAGGAGTTCTTTATTTTGCACAATCTCCAAATTTATCTACAGATTCATTACAAACTATAGCAGAATCTATTGGCACAGCAGTAAGTTCTAATACAAGTATATCATTCAAATCTACTGCATATGATAAATTAACAGATGAACAGAAATCATTAATCGCTTCAAAGAATTGGAGCATAAATCGAGTTGCATAATTATGAAAATTGAAATTAAAGAAAAATATAAAGTAGTTAGTCCAGAAGAAGGTTATGTACTTACTAACTATAAAGAAGGAATGGATATTAAATTATACAGTTCATTTACTGAATGTATCTGTCCTTTAAGTTGCGATTTAGAGCATCTATCAGAAGTCTCTTTAGATAAGGATGCTGAATATAAAGAATTAGCTATTAAAGCTTCTAAAGAGTATGAGGAATCAATAAAAGTTAGATAATTATGATTATACTTAAGAATACTAAAAATACACAAACTTTTTATGTAAGTAAGAAATGTGGTATTGAACCTGGACAACTTCCTGTTGGTTCTTATACTAAGATTGAAGCAGATGAAAGATTTCAACCTAAAGGTAATTACATTTCTGAGGAGAAAGCAGAAGAGTTAATTGATACTAAAGTAACAGAAAGTATTGAAGATCAAGTTCCTCCTTTAGTAGATCAATCTATAGATGCTAAACTTGTTCCAATTAATACTGAGATTACTAATCTTAAAGGGGAAGTTGAGGAGTTAGAAACTTCTAAGATGGAAGTATTCCAAGCTAATCAACCTCTATCTTTACATAGAAATGGAGAAGGTTTGCAACTATCTGTAGATTTAAGTAATTATGCAACTAAAGCAGAAATTCCTGATACTAGTGATTTTGCTACTAAAGAAGAGCTTACAGCTGTAGAGAATAAGATTCCTGATGTATCTGGATTAGCTACGAAAGATGAAGTTGCACTTAAAGCAGATAAAAGTGAGTTATCAAACTATGTAACTACAGATGCATATAATACAAAGATGACAGAGTTAGATGGAGAAATCTCAGCAATTCAAGCTCAGATTGGTAATATTTCAACTACTCTTGATACAATTAATGGTGAGGTAATCTAATATGGCAAATACAATTTCTGATAAATTAACGTATCTTGAAGGTACTAAGAGTGCCATTAAAGATGCTATTGTAGCTAAAGGTGTTGCTGTATCAGATTCCGATACCTTTAGAAGCTATGCAGATAAGATAGGACAGATTTCTGGAGGTGGTGGAGGAAAGATTAATTTAAATGATTATGGATTAACATTTGCATATTCTAGTATGACACAAGAGCAATATGATAATATAGAATATTCTCTTCCAGATAATATAAATCATTGATTTGATGGGGCTAATTTTATATCTACAATAGATATATCAAGTCATATTGATCTGTCTAAAGTATATGATGCTTCATATGCCTTTCAAAACACATATAATATATATATTGATAATATAAGAACTAATGTTGGGGATAGTTACGCATTTTCTGGATTTCAAGGCACACTAAATAATTTAGAATTAATTAATACCTTATCCTCTAGTTGAAATTATGCAGTAAGGACATTCTTTAATGCTTCTACTTTACCAACTACTTTAAAAGTGATAAATGAAGCTGATACTGGTGTATCAGTTTTACAATTTTTCTTTTATTCTGTTAGCAGTAATGTTCCTGAAATTGAAGCTAGTAATGGACAACTGTCTTTATATAATTACTTTAGTTCATATAATGAGACTGTTACAACAGTAGGAAAAATTAAATTAAATAATTGCATATTAACAGGAGATTTAAGTAAAACTGCAATATGTGCAGTTTCTAATAATATTGTTACTTATTTTGGAGGTGTTGAAGGGGCCGATAAAAGTATGAATTTAGCAAATTTTAGAGTACTAAATAGCCAATCAGTAACTGATATTATTACAAATGTTAGTGATTTAACTGGAAAAGATACCAAAACTTTAACTTTTTATACGGATGTTTATAATGCACTTACTGAGGAACAGAAATCATTAGCTGCATCTAAAAACTGAACTTTAGCAAGTTCAAAATAATTGTCAGTTTTTATTTTTTCTTAGTACTTTGAGTGAGTAAAAAACTTGACATTAAAGGAGGCTTAGGTCTCCTTTAATTATTTTAATACATTAGTAAATTGGTTTATATTTTAAGAAAAAGATATGTAAAAGTAATGTAAAACTATGTAAAATATGAACTACAGTTTAATTCTTCAAAATACAACTACTAAAGAAGTTTATACATTTGATCTTGAAAATCAGAATTATTCTGAGAATATCTACTATAAGTTTGATATTACACTTCAAGAAGGAATGAGAGACGGTGAATATCAATATATTTTATTTGAAAATCCTAATAAGTATGATATAATCATTGATACTAATAATATTTATAGAAGTGAATTGTATGGTAATCCTGTAATATTAGTTACATATTCCAATACTCTCACAAATGGAACAGAGATACTTGTAGCTGGTACTCCCATAAGCATACTAAGCTCAGGTTTAATGAGGGTAGGTAATTATGATAATAATAAATACCAATATGACTATCAATCAAAATACACAGCTTATGAAAGAAAATAAAAGTAAAATAATGATGTCAGCCATAGATCCTTTCATTCAATCTAACATCGTTCTTCCAACGGAAACAAAGAAAAGAGGTTCTGATATGATAATGTGAGGAGAAGATAATAAATATCCATTATATCTATGGGATTTATATTTAAATGTTGCCACTCTCCAATCCATTATTAATGGTTCTGCTGACTTTATTGTTGGTAACGATGTTAAATGTAATGCTCCAGGATTTGAAGTAGTTGTAAACAAGAAAGGTGAAACAATAGTTGATATAATGAGAAAAATCACTATTGATAAGATGATATTCGGAGGTTATGCTATCCAAGTAATTAGAGATATGCTTGGAAGAGTTGCAGAGATCTATCATATTGATTTTATGAATGTAAGGTCAAGCGAAAAGAATGATATATTATATTATGCAACTGATTGGACAGCTTGGTCTGTAAAAGCTATAAAATATCCAAAATTTGGAGCTGGGGATGAAAATCCAGCTAGTATATTTTATAATAAAGGTTATATAACAAGAGGAGTATATCCTATTCCTGTTTATGGAGCTGCTATTTTATCTTGCGAAACTGAGAAAAATATTAATGAATTCCATTTAAATAACATCAATAATGGATTTATGGGTAATCTTATTATTAACTTTAATAATGGGGAACCTACAGATGAAATTAGAGAGGAGATTGAGAGGAATATTAATGAGAAGTTCTCTGGTTATCAGAATGCTGGCAGAATATTGATTTCATATAATGCAGATGAGGCAAATAAGACTACTATTGAAAGATTAGATTCTGATGATTTTGATGAGAAATATCAATCATTATCTGAGAGAACCAGAGATCAAATATTCTGTGCCTTCAGAGCTAATCCTTCGTTGTTCGGTTTAAACTATAGCTCAGGATTTAATGAAAATGAGTTTAATGAAGCATTTAAGCTATATAATCGTACTTTTGTACGCCCAATACAATCAGAAATTTGTGACTCATTTGATAAAATCTTCGGCATTAAGAATAGTATTACTATTGAACCATTTAGTTTAACTCCAAAAGGAATGTCAGACAATGCAGAAAATGTTGAATAATTATACAGTGTACTGCCATAAGAATATAGCTGATAATAAATTATATTTTGGAATAACATCACTTACTTTAAATAATAGATGGGGAACTAAAGGTCAAGGTTACAAGAATAATCTTTATTTTAGCAGAGCAATTAAAAAATATGGTTGAGATAATTTTGAGCATATTATAATTAGAGATAATCTTCCAGAAGCTTGTGCTAAGACTTTAGAAAAGATTCTGATTTATAAGTATAATACTAGAAATCCAAAATATGGGTATAATTTAACTGATGGAGGAGACGGTACTTGTGGATATTCTTTTTCACAAGATTATAAAGATAGTCTTAGAATTATAAGATCAGGAGAAAATAACTCATTTTATGGTAAACAGCATTCAGATGAAAGCAAGCGTAAAATGAGGGAGGCAAGATTAGGCAAAACTCCTTGAAATAAAGGTATGAAACTCTCAGATAAAGAAAAACAACTAATTTCAGAACGTCAGTGCAAAAAAGTATATAAGTATGATTTAGATGGTAATTTTATTTGTGAGTATAAATCAGCTAAGGAAGCTGGAGAGAAGAATAATGTAGATTCTTCTAGTATATCTAGATCTTGTAGAAAAAATAAACCCTGCAAAAATTATAAATATTATTATGGAATATAGAAATGTACTATTAATATCTGAAGATTATATAAAATCAGAATCTAATCTAGACAATAATGTTTCTGGTAAATATCTTCAGTCAGCAATTAAACTTGCACAAGATATTGAGCTTCAGTCATTAATTGGAACTAAGCTCTTAGAAAAGATTCAGAAATTAGTAATTGATTGAAAAGATCCAAATAAACCAGTTCATCCAATAGAACCTCCTATTTATGATCCTACTTCAATAGATGACCCAGAAAATCATAGATATAAAGAATTGCTAGATTACTATATTCAGCCTTATTTACTTTATCAAGTATTAAGTGAGATTACTATACCCATCTCATTTAAGCTGAGTAATTTTGGGGTTATGAGGACTGATGATGAGAAAGATTTAACTTCTGATATTAGCCAAGTTAATCTTATTAAGAAATATTATAGAGATAAAGCAGATTTCTTTAAAACAAGATTACAAAATTGGGTAATTACATATTATAATGATTTTCCTGAATTGTATTCTTATAAACCTCTTAAAGATATGTATCCAAATATGTATTCAAGTTCATCTTGCACTATTTGGTTAGGTGGAGCTAGAGGTAAAGGTTGGAGATATAATTCTTGTGAAGGTCCTCTGCAAAGAGCTTATGATTTCCCTTCAAGTGATAACAATAAAAAGAGTAAGTAAGATGACGTATTTTGAATTAATAAACAATTTAAAAGCTTGTGCTCTTGAAGAACCCAATATTAATTTTGTAGGAAGTAAGGATATATATGAACTTAATAGTATCCCAACTATTGAATATAATGTATTTTATATAACTCCAAATACATTTAATATGGATGAGGATACTATTACTTACTCTTTAAATCTCTATTTTATAGCAAGATGGGATGAGACTGATAATAATCAGCTTGAAGAGCAATCAGCTGGAATATTAGCATTAACTAATATAATTAACCGATTTAATAACCAATATCCAGAAGTTGATATTTCTTATCCTTTAATTTTTACTCCATTTTATCAGAAGTTCAAAGATATTTGTACTGGAGTATTTGTTAGAGTTGATTTAGCTGTAGACAACACTCTGGGTACTTGTTCTGATAATATGTAATGGAAAATAAATTAAACTGGTTTGGAAAGGTATTAGAATGAGTAGATAAATATGGACTGTGGAAAATAATTAAAGGTGGATTTGGATTTATATTTATTTCTTATGTAATAATTATAAGTACTAATCCAGGAATAATATATGATAAAGTTGTAAGTTATATAGAAACAGTTCATAATACTAATCAAGTAATACGACAAGAAGCAGATCTTAAGGTTAGATATATTCTTAAAGATCTTTTAAATGATACGAATGCAGATAGAGCTTGAGTTATTGAGTATCATAATGGCACTTCAGGATTAGGAGGACTTCCATTCACTTATGGAATTATGAATAGTGAAGAAACAGAACCTGGAGTTGCTCCAGTTTCAAGTCATTATAAAGACTTCCTATTATCTGATTATTTATTTATATTAGAAACATCTAAAAAAGGAGGATGATTTGGAGATGTTGAAGATATAAAGGAATTAGATAGAAGAATGTACTATACATTTAAATCTAATGATGTTAATAAGATTGCAATATTCTATTTAAAGTCAGAAGATAGAGATATTGGAGTTTTAGGATTATCTTATTGTGATAATGAGATGCCAGTTGATACTTGAGTAAAACTAAGAGATGCAGGAATTAAAGTAAGTATAATTTTAAATAAATAAGTTATGAAATATTGGATGAAATATTTAATAGCAATAGTAATTATAATCTTAGTCTTTTTAATGGTAAAAGTAATTCCATTTTGGATTACATTAGTACTCATAGCACTTGGTGCAGGATGTCATTTATTTTACCGTTATACTATGCTTAAAGATATTATTAAATAATGAAATATTTTACTATTAGTGAATTAACAAGATCTGATACAGCTTCTATTAAGAAGATAGATAATACTCCAAATAAAGAGATTACTGAACACCTTATAGAGTTAGTCGAGAAACTTTTAGACCCAATCAGAGAGAGATGGGCAAAGTATTGTGATGACAATCAGCTTGGTAACGCAGGCATCAGGATTTCCTCTGGTTTTAGAAATAAGGAGCTTAATAAAGCAGTAGGAGGATCTTCAACTTCTGCTCATTTAACAGGGTATGCAGCAGATATATCTCCAATTAATGGTAATATGAAAGTATTCCAAAGTTGGATTGCTGAAGCTATTGAAGAATTTGATTTCGACCAGTTGATATATGAAAGGCCTAGGAATGGTATAGCAAGTTGAATACACTTGGGATTAAAGAATAAAGACGGGATGCAAAGACGACAGAAATTTACTATTATATAATGTTTTACTATTGTTATAAAATAATTTTAACTGCAGGTACATTAAGAGGCAAGTATTATATTGGGAAAAGGATTTATAGAGGTAAAGACATAAATAAAGATCCATATAAAGGATCAGGAAGGATTATTACTAATTATTACAAAAGATTCCCTAATGCATACCAAAAGATTATTTTGGCAACTTGCACTAATGCAGATGAATTATCTAAATTAGAATACAAACTAATTGGAGATAAATGAGACACTGATCCTATGTGTTTAAATTTGAAACCTGGAGGAGAAGGAGGCAATTACGGAGTCAAATTTAATTCTGAATGAAAGAAGAAACTGTCTAATTCTAATAAGGGAAAGAAACATAATTGCCCAGAATCTTGAAGAGTTAAAGTAGATGCTCATAACAAACAAAGATGTCGTAAAGTAGCTCAGTATGATTTAGATGGTAATTTTATTCAAGAGTATGAAAGTTGCACTGAAGCAGCCAAATCTGTAGGAACTGATAGAGGAGCTATTAGTAGAGTATGTGGTGGATTAGCAAATACAGCTAAAGGATTCAAGTGAAGATATGTTAATAAAAAAGAAAAGGAGGGCAAATAACCCTCCTTTTTGTTTATTCCATTATCTCAAATAATTTCTCATCTTTAGGTATTAATTCTCCAGTTTGTAAATCTACTAAGAATTTACTATTTTCGGGAATTACATAAACGTAATTTACTCCATTTAAGCATAATTTATATGTAAAGTACTTCATATTAGTCAATATATGTTGCGTTAGGAATCTCTGGTTTGGGTGTTTCTTTTACTTCTTCCCAAACTAAACCTCTATTCTGGTTTTCTAGTTGAACTATTCTATATTCTAGTTCTTCAAGCTTTTTAAATAAATAATCATCCATAATTAATCAAATTTAGAAATAAACATATAATCTTTATCTTTTAATACTTTATCTATAATATCACCAAATCTTTTAGTAGCCTCTTTACATTCGAGCATTCATTTATCCAATTCTTTAATATACTCTTCTGTTTGTTTAATTGTTTCTTTAGTATCACTTTCCATATCACAAATATAATATTTTTATTTATTAAATACAAATTTTTTATTAATAATTACATAACCTTCAGTTTGTTTACCATTTACTCTTTTCTGGCATTTTTTAACTTCATAATATTTATCAATTTCTGTTGCTTTTGGAGTAATAGTAATATCACTAATTTCATAAGCTTCTTTAACAAACTTTTTAATATCAGCGTTAGAATACCACATTCCAAGAGTAATTGATTGATTTAACTTCTTAGCTGCTTTATTATCTGCACTTTTATTTGATTTCTTTAATAGAGCATCTTTAATATCCGAAATGCAATATTTCAAGCTTGCCATCTTTTCGAATCCTAATTTACTAATAGCTTCTGGTAACCAAGGATATTTAATAATAGCATCATTTAAGAGTGGAGTATTCAGTTTAAATTTATTTTCCCATTCTGTTCTAACTTCTTTAATTAGTTCTTTAAATGGTTTATTATCAGATTCAAAATCAATCTTAATAGAGTTGTCTTCACATTCTACTACTTTTTTAAATCCGTTCTTTATATATTCTTTATTAAGATTCGTTCTAATAGAATATAAACCTCTTGTCACTTTAAAGTTAAAAATATCTACCTTAGCCATATTTGGATCAAATGTAAATGTAAAATCATCATTTACTTGGATATAAGTATCAGATGTAAATTCTTTAAGTTTCTTTCTTGCAACTTCAGGCATTGCATTGTAAGCATCTACAGCAATCTTAGTTTCCTCAATATTCTGGATATTCTTCTTTTTAAAGTCTTCATAACTAATATCTGCATATCTTGTTGCTGAGTAAAGATGAGTTATCCAGTTTAAATATTTACTATTTCTAATTCTACCAGCAATCTGTTGAATAGAAGTTGAAATGTCAAGAAGAGTTTGTGCTTTTTGAGCATCACTTACTACTACAATTCTTCCATTTTCATCATAAATATCAGAACCTTCAAATACTGTAGAAGTTAATAAATTTATTTTCTTAGGTTCATCTAATACTGTAGAATTATGAATTGATAATTTGGTTTTATTGTTTTTGGAATATATAACTCTGGTATTCTCTTCTGTAAGTTTAGCTTTCTGAATAAGATTCTTTATAAAGTCTACAGAATTTACAAATATATAAACATTACCTTCGACTTGATTATTAAGAACAGCATTAATTAATTTAATAGTTGAAGCTTCAACATTCTTACATTTAACGGCTTGTACCTTAGTTTCAATAACATCATCCCATTCTTGTTTTACTAATTCTAAATCTTTTAATTCATCTAATACAAACTCTTCTTCAAGAGGAGTAGCAGTCATAAATGTAAAATCTTTAAATAATTTATAGTTCTCTAAAACAGGCTTAATAGCATCCTTTCTAAAGCTATACTGATTAAATAGTATATGATATTCATCTACTAATAAACTATATTCTTTAGTATTAACTGCAGAAATAACTTTTGGAAGTGAGTTATATGTAACAATAATTTTAGGGCATTTAACACTATCTACGTAATCTTTAATCTCTTTAATAGTAACTCCAGCATAAACTCCAAATATCTTCTCAGTACGTCTTTCATTTGGATATTGTTGAAGTTTATTTTCAACTAAGCTAGTAAATGGAACACAAATAACATAAGGCTTATTACATTCAATTGCCATTGAAGTTCCTCCACATCCAACTTTTCCTTTATCAAATAAACAGTTAGTTGGCAACTCATTAATCAAATTGTTTAAATATGTTTTCATAATTTTAATAATTTAAATAGTTAAAGTTTTTGTCAATATTTTTATTTTCTTACTACTAAAAGTGAGTAAAAAACTTGACAGTAAGATTCAAAAAGTGGCAGGATTTTCACCTGCCTAGAAGTAATAGAATTACTTATTTTTACTAAAATAAGCTGCAATTGTAGGAGAGTTAGCTAATAAGTTAGCAAATTGTTCATCAGAACAAGTAATTGAATTCTCCATAGTGCTCTTAATTGTATTATCTTCAATAATAATTGTTCCATTGTTTTTAATCGAATTTTTCATAGTCTTTAAAATTTTAATTATAATAATCTATTTTGATAGTACAAATATACAACATTTTTATTTAAAATCCAAATAATTCGGGTATTATTTTTAATAAAAAATTATTTTTTTTCTTTACACTACAAATATAATAATAAATTTTTATTCTACAAAACTTTTCTTGATTTTTCTTACCCAAAGTTTTGTTAATTTTTTGCCATTCTCTTTTTCGTATCTTTGATTAGCATATTTTATTCAGTCTCAATTTAGTGCATTTAATTGAATTGCAGCTCTATTTAATGATACTCCAGATAAGCACAATTCTACTAATTTATCTATATTCTCATTATATCATTCTTTTTTGCTTTGTTTATTTATTTTTATATTATTTGCACTCTTAAAATCTGCTAATAGCTCTACAATTAATTCATCTGGAAGTTTTAACCATTCTGAATTACTCTTAGTTTTATATGCTCTATATTTATCTCTATAATAATTTTCATCATCTCTATTTCCTTCTTTTGCTATAAAAAATTCTATCATCTCATTTGGAATAGTATTTTTATAAGCAGTTAGTCTGCCACTTATATTAGTAGTGTAACCAACTTTAATAAAATTCGTTTTAGTTAATTTAATTACGTAAATCATATTGTTTTTATTAATATATAATAAAAATACAAATAGTAATATTTTTTTGAAAATAATAAAAATAATACCTAAAAAATTTGGAAATTGAATAAAAATGTATTATCTTTGTAGTACAATAATAAACAAGTATTAACATATTAAATAATAAAATTATGAAAAAAATAAATAAAATTTTAGTTGGTCTTTTAATTGCATCTTCAATTGTTGCAGGTTTTAGAGTAAATGAAGTCTATCAGGAAAGACAACATAAAACATTTGAATTAAGATTAGAAAGAGCAGAATTAAAACATAAATTAGATTCAGTAATGTGGGTTAATCCAGCAAGTGAAGAAGTATCTAATTTATATGAAGAATATTGTGATTTAACACTTAAAATTAATAATATAAAATAATGAAAACAGATATAAGAAGCTTAGTCTTTACAAAGAATCTATTTAAAGAGAAATTTAATATAGATATAGAATGATGTAAAGACGATTACTCCAGATATGATGGAACATTTAATTGGAATGGAATTGATTATATAATTGAAGTTAAAAGGAGAAGATTTAATTCTAATAAATATCCAACCACTATTATTAATAGGGATAAATTTGATATGCTATCAAGAAATAATTCTATATTAGTAATAATATTTGATGATGGAGTATATATATTTAAAGATATAAAACAAGCCTTTATAAAGGATTCTATGAAATATGGTTGTTCTACAACAGATTTTGGAGGAACTTATGGCTATTCATTAAAAACAGAGTTGTCTTTAAAGAAAGCCATTAAGATAGATGTAAATACAGAATTTAGTAATTATATAGCAAATGATAGCCTATAAAAGAATACTTAATTTTGAAAACTACCAAATTGGAACTGATGGCTCAATATGAAGTTTAAGAGCATCAGTTCCAAAGAGGTTAAAACCTCAAGTAAAAACTAATGGGTACTTTACAGTAACATTATATAATAAAAATTTGAAAAAGAAGTGTTATATACATAGATTAGTAGCTGAAACTTTTATATCTAATCCGAATAACTATCCTTGTATAAATCATAAGGATGAAAATAAATCAAATAATAATGTAAGTAATTTAGAATGGTGTACTTATAATTATAATAATAATTATGGAACTCATAATCTGCGAGCTGGATATAGTCATAAGAAACCAATACTGCAATTACTAAATGGAATAGTTATTAAAAGATGGGATTCAACAATAGATGCTGAGAGAGAACTAAATATACAATCTAGAAATATTGTAAAGGTTCTTAAAGGGCAGCGAAAAACAGCAGGAGGATATATGTGAACATATGAGTAATAACGAAATTGTAGAAAAGTACTATCCATTTATTATGGAACTTAAGCAAAAATTTGGTGCAGATGATGACTGTGTTCAAATGATTTTTGTAGAAATACTAGAGTATTCAAATCCAAAATTAAATCAGCTTGATAGCAAAAATGAATTGAAATTTTGGATTACAAGATTATTTAAGAATTATTGGTTTAGTAAAACAAGTAGATATTACTATACCTATAAGAAATATTATGAGATTGTTAAAGAACCACTTGAACAACAAAATGACGAATTGGAGGATTGATTAAATGAAACGGAAGATTAATATTGACGATTTACTTACTGAGTATGAAATAGACTATAGTATGTTTACAAATATGGATGATAGACTATTAAGTATATATCCAAAATGACTTGAGCTTAATAAGGCAGATAAGACAGTAATCATATTATATGCTGAATATCACAGTTATAGAGAAGTGGGAAGAATATTAGGAATTAGTCATACTACAATTCAAAGATTTATTAAACAAATAAGAGAGAGATTATGTTAGAATTATTTATAATAGCAGTAATAATAGTCTTTATAATTGATTTATCTGGGGCTTTGGATAGTTTTAAACATAGTATTTGAAAAAGACTATTTAAAGGTATGCCTTATAAAGGAGATTGAAGACTAAAACCTTTAGATTGCAGTTTATGTATGACTTGGTGAATTGGATTAATATATATTCTTATTACAAGTCAATTTTCAATTTTAATGGTTGGATATATTGCACTATTAGCATTTATGACTCCAATTATTAAAGATATTATGATATTATTAAAAGATGCATCTACTAAGCTGATAGATGTTATATACAAACTTATTGATTAAAAATTATATTTTATGGAAACAGAAGTTATTTATCACTACAAGAATGGAAAGTTAATTTCTATATTTACTTATACTAAAAAGCGCTAATTATGAAACAATTAACAGAAGAGCAGTTTAAATATTTAAGAGGATTTGAAGATAGATTTGTAACGGCAACTAAGTCTAATTATTGCAGAAATGTACAAAAGCAGGATGTAATTAAGCTTAAAGAGATTTATGAATGTTTAATTGAACAAGAATATAGAATGAGCGTAGCTTGTGCTACTTGTATACTTAATCTTATAAAGAGGATTGCCCCAATCTATTTTGAATATCAAGAAAAACTAAAGGAAAATGAAAGTAAAGAATCAGGAACTGCCGAAGAAAATAGGGAGACCGAAAAAGGAAGAAGTAAAAGAGGATCAAATAGACGAACAAAAAACTAAATATCTTTATGCAGCAAGATTATTTAATAAAGGGTGGTCCAGAAATAAAGTAAGTGAGGAACTTCAAACTAAATATGGAGTTGGGCAAACTACTGCTGCTAAATATATTAGAGAAGCTTATAAGATTATTGCAGATAAAAACGATAATCTTATAAAGAATTTAAGACATATACAATTAACAAGATTGGAAACATTGTTGGATATTGCTATTAGTAAAAATGATGTAAGATCTGCTACTGAGGTTATTAAAACAATAAATTCTATGTTTGGATTAAATCAACCAGAAATTCAAGTTAATATTCAAAATAATGAATGCCAATTTAAATTTGGAGATCCTATTATAAATGACAAGGATATATAAAGGATATAGGCCATTTATGTACCAATATAAGGTTCATATAGCTATGGCAGATGCTTATAGATCTGGAAGGATATTTACAATTAAAGCTAAACGACAAGTAGGTAAATCTTTCTTAGCTGAAAATGAATTATTACGATTTGCAATTAACTATCCAAAAACAGTCAATTGTATAGTAGAACCTACTCTTGGACAATCAAGAAAAGTGTTTAAAGAAATAGTTAATGCTATAGCTGAAGCAGATATTCTTAAACGTAAGAATGAAACTTTGCTTGAATTAGAGTTTAATAATGGCAGTTCTATATTATTTAGATCTGGAGAACAAATGGATTCGTTACGAGGATTCTCTGTAAGTGGATTACTTGTATTAGATGAGGCTGCTTACTTAAAAGATGAAGTATTTGAAATTATTAAACCTACTACTGATGTGTGGTCTGCTCCAATATTAATTATTAGTACTCCAAGGTTCCGAGAGGGTTTCTTTTATGACTGCTTTACTAAAGGGTTAGATCCGAAATATGACAAGTTCTATAAATCATTTGATTGAGCTTTAGAAGATACATCTATGCTTTTAGATAAAGAGAAGTTAGAGATGTATCGACTTACAACCTCAAAAAATAAATTTAGAACCGAATATTTAGGGGAATTTGCAGATGATGATGGATGTTTATTTAATAATATAGCTAATTGCATAATTGAGAAAAAACCAGATTATCAGAGTCTTTATATAGGAATAGACTGGGCTACTGGAAGTGGTAAAGACTATACTTGTGTTACTGCTTTAAATGAATCTGGGCAAATGGTCTTTATAAAGTATTTTAACGATAAAACTCCAACAGAGCAAGTTGATTTATTAACAAATATACTAACTGAGTATCAAGGATTTATAAAGATTGTGCAAGTTGAACAAAACTCAATTGGTAGTGTCTTCTATGATATGTTAATTCGGAAGAATCCGAAAATCAGGATTATACGATTCTTAACTACTAATAAGAGTAAGGCAGATATAGTTAATAAGCTTCAAGCTGCTTTGGAGAATGAAAAGATAGGATTATTAAAAGATGATAAACTTTTAAATGAGTTAAGACTATATGAAGCTTCATATAATCCAAAAACTGGAAATGTTAGTTATAATGCTCCATCTGGATTTAATGATGATACAGTAATTTCATTAATGCTAGCCTATGACTCATTAAATACAAACAAAGGACATTATAATATTAAAATTAAATAGTATGATAAAATCTTGGAATGAAATGAATTTAGCTCATTATAGAAAACTATTGGATGTAATTAGAAAAGAATGAGAAAATGAATTAGATATGAATTTAGCTATGGTATCTGTACTTAGTGATATTTCTTTAGAAGAAATTCAAAATATGGAGCTGAATAAATTACAAGAATTAATTAACAATCTTAAATTCGTAGAGAGTACATATAAACCTAAAACTCCAGAAACTAAATATATTATTGGAGACAGGGAATATAAAGTCTTTTTTAATGTTAATAAGATGACTGCAAGTCAATACATAGACTTCCAGAATTTTTATAAGAAGTATGATGATTATATGCCAAATCTAGCTGCTTGCTTTTTATTACCAGAAGGTAAGAAGTATGGAGAAGATTATGATCCTTTGGATGAAGCAGAGTTTTTGAGTAATCTTCTAACCATTGATGTATTTTCAGATATAATGTTTTTTTTTGTAAACTTATTGCGACTATCAACTCTGAGTACCCTTCACTCTTCGGAAAGAGAGATGAAGAAGAAATTGAAGAAAACAAAGAACAAATTAGAAAGGAGAAAGATCCTAAAGAGCTTAATTCAGGCGAGGAGATTAATACTTTTACTCAAAAATGAAGCTGAATTATCTGAATAGATAAAGTAAGTGAGGTTACTAAATTTAATTGGCATCAAGTTTATGATATGCAAATTAAAGAGTTCTTAAATACAATTTGTTATGTTATAGATAAAGCTAATGAAGAAAATAGACAAATTGAAGAATGAAAACGAAAACATTAAAATGTCAGTTTTTATTTATTTTAACTACTAAAAGTGAGTAAAAAACTTGACACTTAAATAGGGAGTAAATCTCCCTATTTGTGTTTAGATACCAACCTATAAATTAATATATTTTAACAAAAATGAATATTCAAGAACTAAATTTTCCAAATTTAAATGAGTTATTAAGACGTTGAGGAGAACTCATAATTTCTTTATATAGACAGGAATTGGTTCAAACAAGGACTGATGATACTGGATCATTAGGTAATAGTTTAAATTACATTGTTGAGACCCAAAATGGGGATTATGAAGTTAATGTTAGTTTATTAGATTATTGGAAATACGTTGAAGAAGGCAGACATTCTGGTAAGTTCCCTCCACTTAATGATATAAAGAGTTGGATTAAAACTAAGCCAATTATTCCCAGACCTTATAATGGTAAGTTACCAACAATAGATCAGCTTACATATTTAATTGGAAGAAAGATACATCTTCAAGGAATTCAAGGTAAACATCCATTATCAAATACTATAGAATATATAGAAAATAACTATATGGAGCTTCTTGATGATGCTATAACTAAAGATCTTCAAGGACAAGTAGATTATTATTTATTTAAAAACTTTTAAAAATGGCATTTATACCAAGTAAATTAGGAATATATAATGCATCAAGGAGTTTTCCTGTTAAATGGAATAATCCTGGGTGGGGAATTACTGGAGAATATGATTATTGGACTTGGGGAGATGATTATACTGAAGAAGGGCCTTTAGAGGTAACTATACAAGAGCCTAGTACTTCTGGATGTACAATACAATTTTTATCTCCCACAACAATAACTACTGATTCTTCTACTGTATTTCATTTTTATCCTAGAGGTCTTACTACTGCTTTATTAATGGAAGATTTACCAATTAATTTACATAGTAAATCTCCTGGATTCTATCCTGCTAATGGTAGTATTAATGTACCAAATACTGGTGGAGAATATACAGTAGAGTATATATTAAATAGATCAGATATTATTAAATGAGATGCAGCAGTTGTTAATGCTACAGCTTTAGTTAATATAGAAGTTCTGGATTGGGATTCTTGCTCTATTAAGTTTAAATTTACAGTAAGAGCTAATACTCAATGGAATACAGATTTAATTGGAACTATTCAATTAGGAGCTTATTATGACACTAATAAGTTTATTAGTTATAGTTACGGCTTTAAAATTGAAAAAAGTAATACTCCAGAAGATTTAAAGTTAGTAGTAACTCCTTCATCTGGAACTTATGGAGCATCTGCTTTTGTTACTGAAGAATTCCATTTAAGTACAACTAAAGCAGAAGAAACAATTACCTCATTTAATGTTACCTGCCCTCAAGCTAGTAATATTAAAAAGGATATTGTTGATAACTATTTTGTATTAACTGTTCCAGAGAATAAAACTACTAATAATTTGGAGTTTAGTGCAATGGTTACTGCAACAACTTCTGGGGGTTATAACCTTGAAGCTACAGTTCCAATTAAACAAGCTGCAACATCTTTAATGATTCCTAATACTAATTATGAAGTAAGTTGAACTGCATCTACATTAAATATAATTGGTACAGGCTCAAATAACTTAGATGATGTTGTATTTAGTATTCCTGTAGGTTGGATTAGTGGACAGAAGATAACTGTGAATCCTCAAGGTGTAGCAACTATTAGTTTGAACATTGCAGAAAATTCAGGTTTATCTTCTAGACAAGCAACTATTGGAGTATCTGTTATAAAGAATAGTTCAAGTATTATTAATTTATCTATTAATATTACACAATCTGTTAAATCTGATATATTTCCTATTTGAAAAGATTATGTTTGGGAAGAGATTATTAGTTCAGATTTTATTGAATATCATTTAGATTATGCAGGGGATATGGTCTATGCTGGAAAAGCTTATAAATATCCTGAAACAGATAGAGTAGAGTTTTTATTAAATAATGTAGCTGAAAATTATCTATCTAATGGAATTATATTTAATACATCAAAAACAATAGTATCACCAGAATATTTAAAACCATTTACATTAATAACTTCATCTGGAAATGAAAAGCCAATTACTTTTTTCAATGATTGGAGTTATAAAGACAGAGATCTAACTAAAGGCACTATGTTAAGTGATCCTATTACTGGTTTAGTTGATCCAAGGCAGTATTTAGTATCAAGTTGAATTCTACCAACTGGAACTGGAGTTATTAATAGATTCTTTTATATAGATGGAGTACAATCTGCTATGGATATTAGTTTAAATTCTGGAATTAATGGATATACATATACAGAAGATTTAAGTAATAAATTATGGCCTTGTGGAAGTTATTTAATAGTAGGATTTGTAGAAGGTGGAAACATTAGTGATAGACAGATTAGATATGATATAGATACTACAGGTAAAGATTATGTGTTATATTATACTAATTCAGCAGGTGGATGAGATTCATTACTTGTTGAGGGTAATGTTAAAAAGAATGATGATATTAAATCTGAAACATATACTCGTAAGGTATTAAATACATCACAAGAGTTTGCAAGAAATAAGTATTTGAATACTATAACTTCAAGCTGGATTCTTTATACTGGTTATTTAAATGATATTCAAGCTTCTAAGATGTTTAATCTAATTGAGAGTACCAAAGTATATTTGCATAATCTTAAAGATAATACTATCACTCCAGTATTGATTACAGATACAAATTGTGAATATAAAACTTATACTAATCAAGGTAAAAACAAGTTCTATTATACAATTAATGTAGAAGCTTCTCAAGATACTTATCGTAAATAATTATGAGAAAGAATATTAAACTATTTATTGCAAATAAAGAGGTTGACTGTAGTGAGGGAATTAGTCTTCCTATGACATATACTGTTGAGGATTTCCAAAACCCCACTATAGTCAAGAACTCGTTTAGTAAAACGATTTCTATACCTGGCACAAAGAATAATAATAAGATTTTTGGAGAGATTTATAAGTTAGATAGATTTCTCCATATAAAA